TAAATGATTATTTAACCCTACCTTCTGCATACGCTGACTGAATTTCATCAGCCAAAGAAGCATAACGATTTGGGTCTGTAATTTGAAGGTTGATTAAATCAGCCCTTCTATACATTTTCTTGCCACCTACCGATTGTGTGGAACGAGTTTCTGATACAGTTTGTCGTAACGCTTTTTTAGATTTTGCCTTCTCTGACTTTTGAACCTCTTTGGTTTTTTCAACCATATTGATTTTATCGTACATATCAAATAGTTCAATAGCGAAATCTGGTCTATATTCTGTGTCTGCTTTACGGAAAATATCTTTTCTCACTTCACTAGCACCTACCCATTCTTGGAAATTCTTGTCTGCGACACGAGTTTCCCAGTCTGGATATGCTTTCTCAAGAACACCTAACTTCTGTTGTTGTTCTTGTTCAGCTTGTTGCCTTCTTGCTTTCAAAACATCTGGATGATTTTCTATGGCTTGATTAACAGCCTTCTTAGGGTCATCATAAAAAACATCTTCAAAGCTAACTTCCTCTTCTTGTGGCTCTTCAGCAGCATCGGATTTGTTTTGTGCCTCAAGTAAACTCTGGATTAACTTCCGTTGTTCTCCAACCTCAGTTCCCTGTTTACCAAATGCCTGTTCGACATTCTGGTGCATTTCAATTACCTCTTGTAGAGATTTTCCTTCATATTTAGCTGGTGTTTCGTACTCTGGTTCGGCTTCTACATTTCCATTTACTTCTTCAACTGCTTCTTCCGTTGCCTGTACTTCTTCTACCTGCACTTCTTCTAAAGGTGCTTCTACCTGTGGTGTTCCTTCTACTACTATACTCATTTGTTCTCCGCCCTCTATGGGTTATGAAGTTATATTATGTTGGATTTCCATCTTGGAGTTCTTCCAACGCTATTGTAGTCGCAGTATCTAAACTTAATACAAAGTTTATAATACGCAACTGACCCTTGATTATCCAAAGGTCTTGCTCAGAATCAATATTATTAATATTAGTAATATTAGATTCTAAATTCTTTAAATCAGCAACTAAATCATACCAACCCTCTGTTTCCATCATGGACATTCTGTCCGTTAAGAACTGCTCGTCTGTCTTTGCCATGTTTCTACTGTACTCTTTGATTGATTACAGATTTAGTTCCTTCTGCTCTAGCTTTAGCTAGGTTTAATATTGTTTCAGATTTTAAATGTTCTACTTCTGGCTTATTTCTAGCTGTTTCAGACAACTGTCTTTCAACATCTGCACCCATCTTGGCAATTTTCACCTGCTTTTCAGCCATATCCGCCTCTGTTGGCTGTAATGAGCCAGCTTGTGCTTGATGTAACATAGCCTTCGCCTTCTCTTCTTCAGCTTCAGCCATAGTTTTCTGTATTTCAGCTTGTGCTTGTTGTACTTGTAGCTGTATGCCCATTTGTTGCATCTGTTCCATCTCTGGATTAGGCTGTTGCCCTTGCTGTAGCCCAAATACAATCTGTTCACGGTTATGAATACTAGAGTTTTGCATCATAGCCAACAATATAACATTAAATGCTGGTGAATCTTTAGGTATAGCCTGTAACATTTGCACCATTTGTTGCATTTCTAGCTCTTTTGCCATGATTCCCATAGTAGAATAAGGTATAAACTTATAATCACTAACAGGGTATCTGTCCACATCAAACTGAATCTTTCTCCACATTGACTTATTTATCATGGGGATAAGGAAAGTGTTTTGGAAGTTCATTAATGTACGCTTCTGTCTTTTGATAGACGCAGATTGCATCATTGACATACCACTAGCAGTTTCTTGTTGTGGCATAGACATATCAGCACTACCTGTACCCATCTGTATCATATTCTGAAGTGAGGATACTTGGTTAAATGTACTTGAATCCATTGCACCCATGTCTAAAGGCATGATAGCCTCTCTAGGATTACCATTGGTTAGTACAGTTTTACCTGCTCTGACCTCAAATTTCGTTCCTCTTGGTAGTCGAGTCGCATCAGCAGCCATCATCATGGTATTGCGTAGTGCCATTGAGTCTATTCTCGCCCTCATCTCAGCATCTAGGGCTTTTTGGGCGTTATATCCCTTCTCAACCACACCCCTACCCCAGAATTTATTTGGGATAATGTCGTGCTGGTAGGAAATAAATGGTCTATCTTCCATCATAAAGGCGTTTTCCTCTACTCGTAAGATGTACTCATCATTACATATAGTTACTACTGCCTCAACTAACTCATCCTTCTTAGTATATTCAAAGTCATCCTTGTCTGCCTTTGCTTTAAGGAATCTTTTGGGTACTAAACCCCAATATTCTGTAATCTTTACGGAATCTGACTCATCTGCCCGTTTAGTTTCTGGGTCATAACTGAATTTGACCGTATCATAATCACCATCAAGGGGTACATCACGGTATACTCCTGACTGAATACCCTGTACTACATGGTATCTAGGCTTAATGACTTCGTGGGCGACACCTAATGCCTCATCAATTGAGTTGGCAGCAGGGTCAATAAGAAATTCTTTGGGTGATATAGGCTCAATCTTAACATCTATAGAGGCGTACTCTGTAATTCCCCTCATTCCTGTCATTGAACCCTCTACTGGTTGCTCTGAGGGTGCTCTTTCTACGGTTTGATTAACAACAATCTTTCCAATACCTGTGCCATAGATAGCACCATTGAGGAAAACCTCTGCAATGGAATCCTTAACACCTGTTTTCTCTAAATCTTCTTGTAACAGGTTTCTAATATATTCAGCCTCACTATTATCTTGGTCGAGCATATCATCTTGTATATCGAACCACTTGCCTCTTCCGAAAGTCGCCTCTTCCATCTCGGCAACAGAAGATTCAACCGCTTGTTGTGTTGCGGGTGCAATGATTCTTGAGCGTTCTGATGTTCTTGTTTTGTCAGAAGAATCCCAAATACCTCGCCAAATACGATAGTATTCATCCCACTTAGGAATATAGTTAATATCTCTGTGTGTTCTCCAGCCCTCTAGTCTATACATCAACCAACTAGCTAGGGCTTGATATTGTTGTTCTTTCTTGTCAAGCATAAATTTTTATTCCTAAGAAATTGTTGCGATTATAACACAAAAAATAGATTTAATGAGAATCATTCTCATTTAATGTATGCTCTCGCCCACATCTTCTATCTCAATAACACCATCCATAATCATCTTACATATAGATAAATCAACTTTTTGGTCATCTGGCACTAATGTTACATCTAAATCATTTGCCAAATTTGCAATTATTGACAATGCTGCGACATACCTTATAGGTAATGTAGACTTATCAGCACTAAATTCTAAAACATCCTCGTAATCTTCCTTGTTTAAATCTTCAATATCCTGCAATATCATCTACTGGACTCCATTCTTCTTCTAATTCAATTGAGTGTGCGAAGTCGCTGACACTTACTTGGTCAATGTACGCTAACGAGTCAAGTAAATCGTCATGTGCCATCTTATTTGGAAAGTCTAACATTTGATTTTTAAAATGTTTCCAATCTTTATCTGGATTGAATGTTATCTGTCCATGCTCCATTCTTCCTTGAAGCGACCATGTAATTCTATCTATCTTCTTCTTACCACCATGTCGTAACTCTATTAACGATAACCACTTGTTTTCGGTTCTCATTTCATCTTCCAAGTAGGGTAAGATGGCGTTACGCAACGCTCCTGTTTCAATTCCAACAGAATTAGACTCAACACTTATGGCTGAGTTTAAAATTCTCTTTGCTGTTTCTTTAATATTCCATCTACCATGTAAGATGTCTTTAACCCACCACTTATCTCTGTCTATTTTTACAATAGCAATTGAGGTTTCATCTAATCGGGAACGCTTTAAGTTTCGTTCCTTCTCACTATCCTCATAACCTGCTGGGTCTACAGCAATACAATAACTTCCTTCATTTGGCTCTTCATCCTCTTTAAACCATTCTTCTTTAAATATACCGCCACTAAAGGTTTCAAATGACGCTTCAAACTCTTGTCTAAACGACATAGACGACATTGATTTACTTGCAGCCTCTATCTCCTCTTCAGATAAGAAGGGATTATCAATAGAGGTAAATTGAAACGCATCCCAATCCTCATCTTCTTGTGCTTCTTGATATAAGTCAAAGAAGTGATTCTTCCCTGCGGGCGTACCAATGAAGAGTGCCCTGCCTTTCACATCTGCAAGCGTGGGTCTAATTATCTGTTCCCACACCACAGGCTTCATACTCGCATACTCATCTAACACCACATATGACAAGCCTACGCCCCTCAGCGTTTCAGGTCTATCAGAACCCTTGAGATATATCTTACGACCATTTATCAATGTTAATACAGCAGTATTCTCATAGGCTTGTAGAATTAAATCTTTACCCAATTCTTTAAGCATCGCCCACATAATATCTTTAGCTTGTTGAAAGGTCGGTGCTATATAAAATACATCTTTTGATTCAGACTGTATAGCATTAATCAACAATAACCAAGCAGATAGGTAGGACTTTCCAAACCTTCTTCCCGCAGCAACTATCTTAAATCTTTTGTTAGACTTAAATATTTGCAACTGAGCAGGGTGTAAATTAATGTCTAATTCAGCCAAACTTATCTGCCATTGGTGTTGAATCTATATTAACGACTACTTCATCATCTTCCTTTTCCACAGGTTCAATAAGTTCACCCTCTGGAGTAACATCTAACTGTTGTTGTATGCTATCCAGAGAGGAAACATTAATTATCACTTGAGCATCTGCCTTTGTGCGTGTAGAGTCTACAGCCTTATGTACAGGAAGAATCCTATCTAGGCACATCTTCAAACAATGTACATCCCCTTCCATAGCTTTTGAAATTACCTTCTCGACTATCTCTGGCGACTTATTTGACATTAACTCTCTTGCCAAAGCAGTATACTTATTAACAGAACCTTTAGGTCTGCCCTTTGGGTTTATTGCTTCCATACCCTTTTTAAAGTTAGGGTTTCCTCGTTTTTTTTTGGTTTCTGCCATAAGGCTCAGATTAGAGTTATCTTGGGGGGTATTATAACACATTATTGAGAATGATTCTCATTTTCTTTTAAAAAGTTGAAATTCTGTTTTTTGTGGGTTGGAGGGTTTATATATTTCCTCA